CGCTACTGGCAGCAATAAAAAAGCCCCGCCGTAGCGGGGCCTGCTCCTCCTTGTCCCACGCAGCCACGGTCAGGGGGTGACAGTGGCCTCAGTCAGGACGTAGGGGCCGTAGCCAACAAGGTCAAAGGTGCACTTCGCGACGTTGCCAGCCTGGATGTCTTCAGAGAAGTTGGCGACCGTTGCCACGCCTGCGTGGGTCTCAGAAGTCGAGGCGCCGCCACCAGCAGGAGGTGCAGGGGTCTCACGGAACCACTCGATCATCACGCCAATCGCGCAATCGCGGGACGCTTCCTTCAGCAGCTTGTAGCCGTCGTCTGCGGTATCGATGTTCAGCTCACAGGAGATCGTGTAGCTGTTGGCGGTCACGATCTGCTGCTTCCAACCGTTGGTAGAGGTGTCGTAGGTGATCACCTCTTGGGAATCCGAGGAAGAACTCAGGCCGGCGTTGGACAGGTTCTTGATCTCAGTCAGACCTGTGCTGGCTGTCGGCGCGGTGGAAGAGCTGGTCCCCTTCTTCGCGTAGAACTTGTAGCCGAATGCGTTGAAGAACCCGATTTTGGTCTCCCGGCCAAAAGCGGCCAACTCATGGCCTAGTTTCCCGTGATCGGCGAGGTCGGCGATTGTTCGCCTGCTCAGTCGCAGTCGCCCATCGGCAGTTGTCAGGCCAGTAGCCGCGGTCGTTGTCAGGCCAGCGGTCAAGGCTGTGCCTGTTGCTTGGGCATTCGCCCATGTCAGCAAGGAAAGCCTCAAAACTGGCCAGCCAGCGCGGATCACAGTCAATCCCGCGCCCTGAATACAGCTCTGCGTCCTTGAAGTTTGGATTAGTGACTCGGGTTTTCATGTTGCCCCAAATCCGATAAGTCCGCGTATCACGCAAGCCATGACGAGTTTTCAGCGCTGCCGCGACCTCCCTCCTCAGGCATCCGCAGCTTGAAGTCTTGGCTTTCAGGTTCGAGGCTCTTGCTGAGATGGTGCGGCCGCAGTCACACCGACAAAGCCAAAGAAGCTTCCCCCATTTGTCCCGGCCTTCAACGCCAAGAACAACAAGGCGTCCAAAACGCTGCCCTGTTCGGTCTATAAAGGCTCCCATCAGCCTGTGTCCTCAGGTTGGTCACGAGATGGGGTGTTGACGCACCGCCATCTCACTCAAAACTAACCCTCTTCTGCCTCCAGGAGTTCCATGGGAGTCGGCCTGCGACATTGGTGGCCCTCCCATTCGTTCTGCTCGTGGTACATCCCAGCGGTTGCGGCAAGGGCTAAACGAAGCTCGTCACGGCTGGTGGCAAGCAGTTCAATCACCTCCGCAATGCTGTGACCCTGAGCAGCGAGCTTGCGTGCTGCCTGCCCCAGCTGCCTGACCTTGGCCGGTGCTTTGACGTGCCAGTTGTGGTCCCTGATGAAGTGAAGGATCGTGCCTTCACAGAACTTGGTCAGCAGGGTCGAGAACTTGAAGCCGAGCGTTGGATCAAATGCGCGGCAGGTTTTCAGGAACCCGATGTCGATGCAGCTGTAGACGTCGAGCTTGTCGACTGACGGGTATTTGCGGCAGAGCTTGCAGCCAAGCAGTCGAATCAGCCCCTGATGCTCGACATACATCTCGCCAAATCGCCGCTGCTCTTCTCTGCTCAGCGGCTTGGCTAAATGCGAGGCACTACGACGCTTGGGCTTTTTCTGAGCCCCATCAAGATCTAGCGATGGCTGCTCATACGCCCCCATAGGGGCAGGCTACCCGCGCACAACTGGAACCATCCAGCTACGACCGCCTGGAATGACGCTTGTGGTTAGGCAGCCAAGGATGCTCGACAGGTGGGGCATGACCGAAAGAGGGGTCTTGATGGTCCCGCCGCCGGTAGCGCCATCGCGCCATTCAAGCTCCATTACGTCCAATTTGAGACGCTTGAGATCAGCGTTCGGGACGCCAGGGACCAGCTCGCCGGGCGCGCCGCCGCTGCCAGTGCCACCAATGCCGCTGATCAGAGCAGGGTCATTTAGTAGGCCTTCAGCCAGGTCAAAAGTGGCAAGCTCAACCTCACGCGGGATCACGTTGTCCGCGTAGCTCTTCTCCCCGCACTTGGCATCTTTCCGTGGCCAAGAGAGCGGCTGTGTTGGGCTCGCCTTGCTGCCGACGTAAGTCAATGTGTCCAGGTTGAAAGTCGCCTGGATCAACGCATTTTCTTTTTGCGTAGTCGTAGTAGTCGGGTCCAGCCACTTGAGCGTGCCAAGCATCGTGGCAGCAATGGCATCTGCCTCAGCGACGGTCAGATAGCTGTTGTCAACGGTTGAGCCGCCCAGCGCCGCTAGAGACATCGCCCTTTTGGCCTAGGTTCCCCCGGCTCTATTGATCGCCGTCTCAAGTCCGATCTTCCCTGAGACGAAGTCCTCACTGATCTTCTTGCCCAACACAGCACGAGCAGTTGAGGGGTTCTTACGCAGCCAGGTTTCCGTCGCCTTCTTCGTCGTGTCGATCTCGCTGACCGTCCCGTTGTCCCCCTCTACTGGACGGTCCTGCGTGAAAAAACTGGCGGGCAACAAGACACACCGGCAGTTCGGGTGCGGGCTCTGCTTGATGTAGTCCATCGAATAGCGCTTGCCATCACGGCCCATGCACGTTGCACAGACGCGGCTATCCAGGAGCGCAGACCAGACCTGTTCGTTGTCGGTCTGCCAGGCCGTGCTGGTCTCGATCTGCCAGAGCATCTGCTGAGCGATGCTGCCGGTGTCCTGCAGGCCAGACGTGATGATCGCCTGCACATGTCGTTCGGTCGGACGGATCACAGCATCGGCATAGACCTGGCCGATGTCATCCGGGAACAATCCCAGCATCCGGCTGATCTTGTCAGCCACGGAATTAGGCAACCGCTGAGTGAGCATCTCGCCCCAGGGGACACCGTTGATGATCACCTGATCCATCGCGGTCGGGATGATCGCCTTTGCAGTGAGCGCCCCAGTTGCCGTGCCGCCAGTCGACTCGACCACCTTCCGGGCCAAGCTCAACTGCTTATCGACGAACTCCTCCACCACAGAACTGCCCTGCATCGTCTGCATCAGGGGCGTGGCGAAGTTCTCTGCCATGTAGGCCTCAACTGCTGCACGCAGCTCCCTGATCCGCTCAGCCCTGTTAGGCCCAATCTGCGCCAGGCCATAGACGTCGATCTGGCCGCGGACGTAGCCCAGTGCTTCACGCAGCCGCTTGAGTGCATGGCGTGTGAGCTTGGCCTCAAGCTTTCGCTGCCTGATGGCCTGCGCCAGGAATTCCTCTAGATCAACCATCAGAAGCCAAGCCTCCGCCATTCGGCCTCGAAATAGCGTTCCATTGGAAACTCCGTTTCAAGCACCGGCCTGATCCAGTCTCGGGCAGGCATCCGCTTCCCTGTCTTCGTCGTGTAGCCCGTCAAGATCAGCGAGCTATACGGCACGTTCCAGGTGAAAAGCGCCGTAGTGGCGTTGAGCATCGTGCGTTCCTGCGACGCCTTAAATGCCCCGGTATCGACGATGTTTCGAGGGCTGGCGACGACCTGACCGTTTTTCCGAATGGTCACGTTTGGCCACTCGAACTTCTGAGCTTCGATCGACTCCTGGAACTTCGGGAACACCTCGGTCGTATAGCGACCAAAGACAAAACGGGCCCGCTGCACCAGCTGAGGCCCGTTCCACTTACTGATGTCGAACTTGGCTTGGATCTTCACCGAGGATCTCCATCAGGGCCTCCCGCAGGATCATGTTGTCGTGCATGAGTTGCTTGAGCATCTCTGCCAACTGATCCCTAGGGGCGTTGTAGGCCAAACGCCTGGTGACCTCTAATGCCAGCTCCTGCTCGGGCTGCATCTTTGGGCCAAGTCCAGGCGCGTGTGCCATTAGTTCGACCCTCTAGAAGGTGCCGCAGTCAATGGCGCCGATACCAATGAACAGGTTGCCGGCCAGCGTGCTGGAAGTCCCTGTGGGGGCAGTGACATTGCCAATGGTTAAACCGTTTTCAACAGTGACGCTCCGGGTTGCGAGCGCATAGGTAGCGCTGAGGTCGGGCATGTCACCAGCGACCAGGCTGCGGAAAGACGGCACCGCATTAGCCCCAGTCGCTGGGCCAGCAAGGATCGTATTGGCAGCTTCTGCCGCCGAGGTGATGGCGATCGTGCCACTGGTGGTGACAGGGCTGCCCGTGACACCAAGCCAGGGAGGAACAGAGACGCTGACACTTGTAACCGTGCCGCCGCCACCGCCAGACGGCAGAACAACCCATTTCGCGCCGTCGTAGATGTAGCTGCCGCTGACGCCAACGGTCGAACCGGAAACGACGGTGATGTCACCACTGGCCAGGTCGGCGACGCCAGTGATCAGACCCTTATTAATCAGGGCGGCAGTGATCTTGGCGCTAGTGTCAGCCCCCGTCGCAGCGGTTACCTCGGTGTCCAGCAGGCTGCGGACATCAGTCGAGTTAGGGGTGACGTTCTTCCACTGTGAAGCTGCGTTGTCATAGGCCAGCACTTGCCCGTTAGAGGGCGTGGTGACAGTGACGTCTGTGAGCTTGTCGAGCGGGAAATTAGTGATTGTGCCGGAGCCAAAGTCAATTGCTCCGCCGAAAGTCGTGTTCCCGTTAAAGGTCTGGGCGCCCGTCCATGTATTGGTAGTGCCAATGTTGGGATACTTGCCAGGACCAGCAATCGCGATGACGTTCGTGGCAGCGCCTGCCACACCCGAACCTTTGCCGTAATACAGCGTGTCGTCTTGCTCGTTGAAGGCCAGCTCTCCATTCAGAAGGGTGGCCGGTGCGCCAGCAGCGCCACCAACTGAGCGGCGCTTAATCCGAATCGAAGTGGCCATCTGCTGCTTGTTACTTGGCTTGGCCTAGGTTCCCGTCAGAAGTTGCCTCCATCAGTGATGCGGTTGGCCTCCCATGCACGGGAAGCGCCGTTCCACTGCAGAAGATCTAGGTTTTGAACCCCGTCGGGGATAGACGTTGACGGCGGAGTAGCACTGAGGGTCCCGTCACCCTGAATCGTCAGGTTCGCGCCGACCTTGATTCCACCCAGGACGGCAGCGGTTGCGGGCGGGAGGGTGTAGGTGCTCCCAGAAGCCTTGACCAGCAGCCCCCCTTCCTTGACGTAAAGGGTGTCTTCGTCAAGGGCGTAGCAAATCTCGCCGTCCTGTAGCGCCGAAATGTTGGCCGCCAGGTCCGACTTGTTCCCGCGGGCAATGCAGATCGGAGTTCTGGGAGATGGAACTGGCACCGCGCCCTTCGCCTATTGGCCTAGGTTCCCGGTCAAAGGGGCACTGCGTGGACCTTGTATCCCCTGCGCTGCAGTCGTTGTTTCAGCGCTGAAGCCTCGTGATGCTCGCAGTCGATGATTGGA